CGCGTAGTTGCTCCCGAAGGCGATTGCGGTACCGGCAACATAAATAGCGAAGCTGCCGCCTGACCAGGAGCCGCTGCCTGTGCCGTTGTCATTCGCGTTGCCGGTGCATTTCCAGAGGTAGTCACCCGCGCGTGGCGTCGTGAGTGCCCCGGAGAGCGCTGCCCACGATCCCGATGTCGTGTTGCCGCTAAATCCGAAGCCGACTTCGGAGCCGCCGATGAATTCCCATTTGTAGGCGGACGCCGAACCCGCGTTGTAGACGAACATCCAGTTTTCACCGTTCGCGCCCACGCCGGTCGCAATCCAGATGTCGCCGTCAGCCGGTGACGCTGGCGGGCCACCACTGATCGCGCTTCTCGTGATCTTTGGAGATGATTCCGCGTCGGTCAGAGTTTTAGCTGTGATTGCCGCTATGATCTGATCTCCGACCACCACCGATCTGGCCGTTGAACCCTCCTGAGCCCGAGTGATAGTCATGGTGTCAGTTACGAGCGCGGTCACGCGAGCAATCTCAGCGTTGCTCACAAGCGGCAGCGGAACTCCCATTGGCCAAATTGTGACGTTGAAAGGCACGGCTGGGAATTTCGTTCCGTCACCCGCAGCCACCACCAGCGAGGTACCGGACGCCGCTGGTGCCGGCGCTGTCGCGACAGTTGAGTAGGAGAAGTTCTTGTGCGCGTCGGGCATTAGGTTTTGATCATCCAGTTGTCAATGACAAGATACGAGGGCGCATCGAGCGCGTCGTTGGCGTTGTTCGTCCCGATTGAGCCAGTGATCCCGCCATTGATCGCCGGGTTAGTCGATGGGTTCGCAGAATTGTGGCTGCTCGTGAGGTACGGAGGAGCATCCATCGACGCGAAGCTACCACCAGGGTTTCCACCGCCAGCAAATGGCGCGTTGGGCAAAGAGTGTACGTGATTTGGCAGAGTCAGGTTGTGCCCGAGCGCGTTCGTCGTGCGGTGCTGCGGGCGTCGGTTTGCTGCCGCCTGGCCGTCGTTCGCTCCTACCGCGAGCGAGCCGCCGCCGCCGTAGAGCGAGCGACCTTTGCCATCCGGAAGATTGAAGGTCGTGGTGCCGTTGCCCGCGCCGTAGCGGGTACCGATTGCGACGAACAGAGCCGCGTAGGTCGTACGTGAAATTGCTGACCCGTCGCAGATCAGCCAGCCGGTCGGCGCAGCAGTGAGTGCGCAGGGCAGAATCATCCCGGTTGAAATTGCGGCACCGAGCGCGGCGTCGGTGTCGTTGGCGAGATTCTTGATATCCTGCTGGACGTTCGGAACGTCAGCAGGCTCCGGGTAGCGTAGGTTGAAGAGTGTTGTTGTTCCCATGTTTGAAGCGGGCCTAGCCGAGGCTAGACCCGCTCCATCCCCTCCGCTCTACGAGATGGTGATCTGACTGGTCAGCGTCCATGTTCCTGAGGACTTCGTGCCGAGCGCGGCGACCTTACGATTCAGGTTCGTCGTGCCGACTGTGAAGCCACCACCAGATGCTGACGTCGCCCCCGCCGATACAGTCCACTCGGCCCAGACAAAGTTCGCCTCCGTCGTAATGAAGTCCGACTGGAAGCTGGCCGTCTGAGACGAGCGCGACGGGAACGTGGCATTCATCGCCTTGTAGAACTTGTTGGTCGCAGCCTGAAGATCCGTCTGCGTCGCGGCTTCCGCCGTGCTCGAATCTCCGACGCCGATGAAGGCGTTGGCGTTTGACCACGGGTTGCCCGCGACCTGGTTGGACAGGACAGTGGCGATCATCGTCATGTCCTGCAGTCGCTGGATCCCCTCATTGAGCAGAAGGTTGCCAGCAATCTCGACCGCCTCCTCGGGCGGGCCGACCAGGGCGCGGAGAGCGGCCGAGCTGAGCCCATGCTTGACCGGGATCAGCCCGACGCGCTCCAACACCGTTGCGGGAAGATGAGTGAGACCATGACGCTCTGCCTTCTTGCGGCCAAACTCGACCGCCTCTTCACTCCACTTCTCGCAGACCCACAGGGTGTCATGCACCTGCATCACCCCCAGTTGCTGCATCGTCTGCGGAGACCGACTTCCACGACTCGGCAAGAGCACGTAGCTCCTCCGGCACATCCTCGCCCGCCTCGTCCATCTGAGCAACGAGGAGCTTCGTCTGCTCTACGATCCCCGCGATGCTGGGAGCGCCGGGTACAACAGGACGATGTGCCGGGTGCACTTCCGCGTCGGGATCCTCCGAGAGCGATCCGGCTTCGATCATCGCTGCGATCATCTCGTCGGCCGTGACCTGGCCATCCCACTCATCCTCGCCGATGGCCGACTCGCCCAGCTCGATTGACTCCGAGAATGCCTCCTCGGGAATCATGTCGCCAGGTTTGTAGCCGCGACCAGCCCCTCCGTCGAGGAACGGAAGGTTGATGAAGGTCAGAGCCTTGTACTCCATGGTCTAGCTCGATTCGATGATCGACGTGAGCCCCTGCTCGACGCCCTTGCGCGGCTCGCCGTCGGTTGCGATGTTCTCGGCCTGAAGAACCCGGTGGGCCATGTCCGGATCCCCGTTGGCCAACGCGATGGTCTCGTTGACCGTCAGGTTGTTCGTCTTGATGTGCTCTGCCAGCTCGTACTCTCCGAGCGCGCCGACATCGCTACCGTCAGCATCCGATCCAGCTTCTGCGTCCGGATCGCTGCCGGCCTCCAGAGCCTCGCGCTCGTCATCCGTGTAGAAGGCGTGAGACGACTCACCCTTCATCTGGGCCGACAAGCCGATCTGCTCCAGACTGACCTCCTCACCCGCGACCGCTTCGCGCGGCTCCAGTACGGTCGTGCCGGTCGGATCCTGAACCGCCACGACGTACAGGAACCGCAACGCGCGAACGATGCGGGTGTCGCCCTGCCCGCTGTACTCCTCGGGCACTTCATACCCCTCGCCTTCGGTCTGAGAGGGGTCTGCTCCGTAGAGTTCTGCCATGACCCCTCCTCACCCGGCCAGGTTCGTGAACTTCAGAACGGCGAAGCGGTTGTCCGCGAACATCAGCGGGCGCACGCTGGACTGTGTCCAGTACCGCTCCGTCTCCTGCTCATACCACTGCACCGTCTGCAGTGGCTGCTCGACCCGCATCTGCCCAACCTGATTCTGCTGCAGGCAGTAGGCGTTCCCTGCCGGCATCCGGTTGGTGACGAAGATCGACAGGCCCAACGACCCGAGCAATGCGTCGAGGTCGGGGCCGTAGATCCGCGCCAGCTGCAGGTACTCCTGCGGATTGAGGATCCAGAGGTCGTACACGATCCCCAGCTCCTCTGTCTCGGCCTGCGCCTGCGCTCGCGCGAAGTCGTATGCCGGCCAGAGGTTTGAGTTGCTGGCCGAAGCGCCCGCCGTCACGACGGTGCTCCAGTTCAGACCAGTGACGAGCCGGTTCGGAGACGCCTGCACCGCTGCCTCCAGAACCTCGACCGCCCTCTGGTTGATCTTCCGCACGATGGTGTTCGCCATCAAGCGGACATTGCGAGTGAAGACCGCGATGTCGTTGCGGTCGCGAGCCTCCACCGTGGTGAAAAACTTGGCGCCCCACTTCTCCACCTGTGCGACGTACGGCGCGCGCCGCGAGCTGGTGATGAGCGGGAACTCGTCACCCGGTGCGATCCGCTGGATGTCGCGGTCGGAGTAGAGGTCGTTGGCCAGCAGCTGGTCGTACACCACTGCGCCACCGGTCACGCCGCCCGCGTTGGTGAACACGCGATCCGCGAAGAACCTCTGAAGCGTGAGGTCCATCAACGTCCGCGTCACGCGGGTCGGAGTGTTGAGCGCCAGATCGACCGTCATCGTCGTACCGCTGATCGTCGGCGGGCCGAGAGGATGGGCGACCGGGTTGGGGAACAGCGAAGCCTCGATGGCCTTCGCCGCCCTCACGATCCCAGGCTGTCCGGGAACCCAGACGATATCCTGGTCGAGAATGACTTTGTCTCTCACTTTGTCTACCCTCCTCTCAGCTGATCGCGAGCGCGACTTCACAGTCGGCTCCGTTTGCGCAGTCGTCGCAGGCGTAGCCGATCAGCACGCCTGTGCTCTGCGGGACGACAGTACCATCGGCTGCGACCTGGACGCCCTGTCCCGCCGTGATCGCGGCTGAAGCCGTGATCGGAACGATGCCCTCGCGAGTGACGCCGACCAGAGTGTTGATCGCGGCGTCGTACTTCGCGACACCGAAGATCCACTTGGCCGCACCGCCATTGGCTCCCGCGCCCGACGGAAGACTGACGCGGTACGTACCGCCGCCGCCCGTCGAGGTTGCCGTGAGCACGATGCCCTCGGCCTTCTCACCTGCCGGCTTGGCGGCGCTGATCTGAACGCAGCGCTTGCCGGTGACTGCGGCCGTGGCGTAGCCGGTGACATCTTCGCCTGGTCGCTTGTACGGGATGAGATCGTTTGCCATCTCAGCCCTCCTTGGCGTTGAAGACGCGACCGCGCGACTCGGCCTGAGCGCGGATGGTCTTGATCTCCGGGAACCATTCCTCGGGCAGACCGTCACCCGTCGGATTGTCGCCGGTTCCCTCGTCGTCGCCGGTACCCACGGAGCCACGGATGCCTACGGGGACCAGGCCCTTCTCCAGGCCGTCGAGCACGGTCTTGTTGCCGTCGAAGTCGGCCTTGAGCGCCGTCTTCCAGTGATCGCGGCGAGCGGGCGGGATCCGTCCGTCCTTGATTGCCGCCTCCACCGTATCGTTGATGCGAGTTTCGACACGCTCGGCCTCGTGCGAGGTCGCGAGCGCGGCTCCTGCCTTGAGCGATTCGAAGGTTGCGCGGTCGAGTGTGACGGTCTCGGCGCTGGGCGTTCCTTCGCCCTCGCCTTCACCCTCACCTTCGCCCTCGCCTTCGCCTTCGCCACCCTCACCCTCGCC